CAGGCTCACTGTCTGCAGCTTAATCATCGACTAACCCTCCATAATTGATTGTTGTTGTGCCCTCTTGCGCAACCTGCAACGGGGTCAGGGCAGTATATACCGGCGAGGTCGGCACAACCCGCTGTGCTCCGGCTGCCATAACGCGAGCAATCAGCTCAGACGGATTAATATGCCGGCCAAGCTTTGACCGCTGCCAGAGCTGATAAGCAGCAACGGCCGCAGTGACAGCCGCCTGAATGGCAGGCACCTCTGCCGCTCGACTCCGGTTGATGTAGTAGGTCAGAACCGTATTGTAAGCAGCAGCCGCCGGCGCTGTTACCGTCACCAGGTCAGTTAATGGCCGGATGCCCCTGTCCTCCAGCGTCTCTGCCACTGCATCAAGTACGTCCTGGCCGGGAATCACCCCGCCGACAAGCAACGGGACAATCGTAACCCGGCCGGCTGCCGGCGAGTAAGCATACACATCCAGGATTGCTGCGGATGTTGATTTTGCCCAAAACTCATAGGCTCCCTTTGGGCCGGCAGTACTGTATGACTCCGGCGCGGTACGGATACGCTCACGGTATGCAGCATCCGTCTCCACCGCAGCCCCGCCGCTGCTTGCCGTCAGATTGGTTACGGCCTGCACAAAGGGCAGTTGATCCATCAGCACATTGATTTGCCCCGGTAGAAATCCGTTACCGGATGGCCCGGCCGTAGCGCACTCAGCTGTGACTGTGCCGGTTGTTGCCCCGGCTGGAATCTCCAGGTACTCTGTTGTTGCAAAAAATATGGAGCCGTCCCCGCCCTGCGCCCCGACCCGGGTCCCCGCCGGGATGGCGGTAACGGAAGATAAGGGTATGGACAGCGTAAACTGCAGCGTTGTAATAGCTGCAGCTGCGTCCAGCCGCTCAGACCCCTGAAAGGCCCCCATATGATCCAGCAGCACCCCGGATGCATACCGTAGCAGATTACCTTTGGCCGTCTGGTTGATAAGCACCCGCTGCTGAACGATAATAGTCGCGAGGGAAGACAAAAACAGCCTCACCGGATCGGCGGGCTGTAGTGTACGGCCAGTTAGGCCCTCATATACGGTTATGATACTTTGCTGCGTCTCTGCCGCATCCTCAGCGACAAACTGTATATCCGGTAAATCCACAAATTGCACCAACTCACTGCACCCCCTCTGCCAAACTGAACCTCACCACAGCCAGAAGGCGCCCTGTCAGCACGTCCTCAAACTCACCCTTAAAAGATACCTCAGTCACTACCGCCCGAGGCTCCTGCTCGGCTACAGCCGTCATGATCTCACCCATCAGGCGAGCCTGTGCGATTGGATACGGATCATCAATGATTGAGTAATCCAGCCCGATATCCCGAGCCAGTGGCGCGCTGCCGAGTGAAGTCTTGAGGATTGTCCGAATATTTTGGGCGACCTCTGCCGCAGTGGTGGCCGGCGCGAAATCTATACCTGACGGCTGCATCATATCTACTGTGTATATGCTCATTTTACGTATTCCTCCAGACTAACATTAACCGTCGCAAATAGGACGTTCCCCGAATTATCTATACGCTTCCAGACCTGGCTAAGCCCGGTAATAATCCATAGACCAGTACCAATGCCTTTCTTTCCTACTATTAGTGGTAGGGCCTTACCCGCACGTTCAAGCTCGATCAATCTATCCAGCTCTTTACGGGGGTTGAGACCATGCCGCGCGTCAAGCCACATCGTGAACGATATCGTATCAAGCCCCGGACCGAGCCATTGGGTTTTAGGCTTTTGCCCTAAGATTTCATGCTTTGCGTATCTGCTGGCTACATTCCGACTAAAGTCTTGGAAGGTCCGGGTTGCCTCCGGGGAAACCACAAAAACCACTGTTCCGAGGCTGCCAATTTTGCTCATCGCCATTAAGAAACACCCCCAGGGATAACACCGAGGCAGTAACCGTCCGTGCTGTTATCGGGATAAACGACAAGGACGGACTCACCCACTGCGGGCAGCTCCACCGGTACAATCCCGATCATGGTCGGTCCAATCACTGGCAGCTCGCCGGAGACGAGGTTATCTTTATCCGGATAGATTACCCGGACAGTTCGTGATGCCGTATTGACCGTTGATACAATGCCTGTTCGAATCATCATTACCACCCCAATACCTTTCTAATTCCGATACTTGTCGTATACCCACCACTGCCCACTACTTGTGAACAGGATTCGATTATATATTTGCCATCAAATCTCCCCCAGCCCTTGATATTGATGGTCAGGCCAGTCGCCATCCGGATATCGCCCATCAAATTCAGGGAGCCTTTACCCGCTTCCTTATTCTTCGCGCGCAGACCCTTTAGGGCTTGCCTGAGCGCTGCTGATTGTGAGTCCACCTGTTCGTTAAGCTTGAGCACAGGGCCTATTTTTGGTGCTCCCGGAGGTGAGTAAGTGGCTTTGTATGTTACCTTCTTTTTTGTGTCAGTATAGGTCAGCTCCGCCGCCCGGTAAGCAACATATGCAGTTGACCAATTAAACGAATATCCTAGCACATTGCTATCGCCGCGCGTAATTGTGGCGATTGCTGGCTGCTGCTCATATTCAAACTCATCAAACAACACCAGCTTGTTGCCCGAAACCTTAATTGCTATAGCCTCTTTGGTCGCTGTATCCAGTAAAAAGGCAAGGTCAGATATCCCCGCCTGCTCGATCCGGTCAAATGATGGGTTGTCTGTAGCTTCATACAAAAGCTTGAGTCCGGCGCGATTGGCCACCTCGCCAGCCAGTGTCTTCAAGGTTGTCTTTTCCCAGGACTTGGTGCGCTTCTCCTGCCGGACATTAGAGCTCACCGGCAGGGAAACCGCCTTAATTGTAACGGCATCCGGAGGACCAGCAAAGTCGAAAGTATCTACCTCAAACTTGCCGAGAGGCAGGCTTTTAATTTCCCCGGGCTTATCCCAATTGATTGTGCGGATCTCCGCTTTGATCTTGTCTCCTGCTGCCGGCTCCCATGGTCCTTGCCAATTCCGATCCCTATCCTCAAGCGCCAGCGATATATCATCCAGCGTGCCCGCCGCAGCATCGTTATAGCTAAAGGACGTCAGTGCCTTGGATATGTCCTCAGTGACGTCCTTCCCGTTGTAATTAACCAACAGCACCGCCCTGCGGGCATCCTGCATCTTTTCCAAGGTTATTCCTCCCTACGCCAAGGCGGCAGCGTCTGCGAGGCGTCTACGGGCTTATCTGGCACGTTTAAAATGATGCCGCCAGAGAATAGCACTGTTTGTGTGTGTTCTGGATTTGCTGCCAGTAGCAGCGTCATCAGCTCTGCCTGGCCGTAAAGCAAATAGGCGATCCCATCCCAGGTATCGCCTTGAACTGTCTTATATGTGGTCATCCAAAGCTCACCCTCTGCTGCTGACGTTTATAATCCTCAAACTGCTTGCTAAATTCCTGCCGGTTACGCTGCTCCATGTCCTTAACAGCCTCTTGATCGGCTGGGCCATAGAAATTAAATGATGGGCTGTAGACAAAATCGCCAACAGTTGTCGTTGAGGAAGTGTTCCCGCCGCCCATGCTCCGGTTAGCTGCTGCCAGCAAACTCTGTGAGCGTGCAGAATTATTCTCCGGGATGATCCACTCCGGCGATCGCCCTTCCCCGACCCATGCCAGCTCCGGCCGGTCAACATAACCGCCCTCGGCATAACCGCCGATCTTCGGGATTTCAGGAATCTTAAAGCCGAACGATTCCCCGCCCATTCCCGGTACCCAGTCCGGCACGTCAAATTTGACCTTGTTGATGCCTCGAATAGCCGCGTTGATGGCATCCACAGCAACATTGATCGGAAATGCCAGCAGTGCCCCGAGTCCCTCGAATATCCCAGTAAACACATCCCGTACACCTTGCCATGCCTTGCCCCAATCACCCGCAAACACACCGGTTATAAAGTCGATGACTCCGCCCAGTGATGTCATGAGCCCACTGATCACGCCGCCGATGGCGTCTATTGCATTGGTCACGACAACCTTGATAGCGCCCCAAACAAACTCAAAAGTTGCAAAGAGGTTGTCCAGAGTAGGCTTAAGCTCAGTAAACGTGCGGCTGATCCAGCCACCGATTGCACCGAAAGCCTCCTGCGCTTTACCTGCGATGCTCATAATCTTAGGAACCAGAGCATCGACCAGTCGGGAAACCTGCGGGAAGACCTGCGTGCCCAAATAATTAAAAATGTTGCTGATGATCGGCCACATTTTTCCGGCCAGGTATTCACCGATGGGTATGAGCGACCTGTAAATCGTTAAAAATCCGTTTGTTGCTGTAGTCGCCATTGTTCCAATGATCGGAGCCACAGTTCTAACGATATTTCCGACGGACACAAACATTTCCCGAATACTCGGCCACAGGCCCAGCAGGTTTTTCCCAAAACCAGCCCAGTATTTCATGAGCTCGCCGATCGTATCTTCAAAGCCAGAGGTTATGCTCTTCATGTCCTTCTTTTTGAAACCGAACATGGCGGCCATATTGATTCCGCCACGGAATAAACCCTTCACATCATCCACTACACCGGCAATGGAGTCATACATTAACCCGGCCCTGCTTGCGATCTCCTCTGCAGTCCCCTTGTCCAGTCCAAAAGCTGTCAGATAATCGACAGTTACGCCTTCCATTTTTCCGTCAAACCCATTCTCGAACAGCCATTTAACATTAACTGCAGCCTCTTTGACAGCTCCGCCTACTCTGCCAAACGCTCCGACGACAGCCGGAACCCAGGTTGTCATTTTTCCGGCCAGCCCGCTGAAAATTGGCAGCAGTTCTTTGCTGATCGGAAGGATCAGGCTGGTTTGAAGTGTTCTGCCCATACTGCCGAATGCCTGACCGATGGTATTGAACTTTACTTTCTGAATTTCTTCCATGGTCTGCTTTGTCGAATCAAACTGACTCTTTACATTGCCAAGAGAAGTGATAACGCCGATTTCCAAATCTTCCGCCTGTGTACCGAATAAGCCGACTGCAGCAGCTGATTGCTTCACCGGATCTTTAACCGCTGCTATCGAGGCAACAACTTGGTCAAAGGCCTTCTTTGCTGCAGGACCGCCTGCTGCGAATGTTGCCGTCATTCTCTCGGCATTCAACCCGAGAATCTTGTAAGCCTCTGTACTCGTTTTGGAGCCATCTTTTGAACGAATACCAAACTCCTTTACTGCGTCCCCGACTTTATCCAAATTGAATGCCCCTGCGTCAAGTCCAGCCGCGAAGGTGTCGAACATCTGGTTTGCATCAAAGCCAATTTTCTTAAAATACACGCTATATTCATTGGCGGAATCAAGCAATTCAGATGACTGATCCAGTCCTTTTTTCCATCCTTGAGCAAGCAAGTTGTACATGTCGCCGGTGTTCTGCTCAAAAACATTACTCATGGTATCGGCGGCCTTAACAGACTCTTTGATATCCTCGCCGACAGCATCCCTGTAGAGGATTGCATACCTGGACGTTTTCTCAAGTTCTTTTCCGGTTTCCTGAGTGGCTTGCTGTACAGTCGCCATACCTTCGGATATGTCAAACAAACCTTCACCGAGCTTCATATTGTACAGATTAATAAGGCTTTTTCCGTATTCTTGGATTTCTTTTTCTGATGAATTAGTTGCAAAATCCATTTTATTAATTGCCTGCTGGTATTCCTCTGAAAATGAAAATACTTGATGGGCGGCCAAGCCGACCCCAGCAGCTATCCCAGCAGCAGCTCCGCCGGCAAGAACTGCACCGCCAAGAGCCCACATGCCTGAACTGTCATCAGCTCCGCCACCGCCCCCACCGCCTCCGCTTCCAGGATCAGCAGGCTGCGGGCCCTGAATCCTGTTTATGTCCCGCATACGGCGTTCCAGGTCCTGCATGTCACGTGTGTATCGCTGCAGGTCGTTACCAAACATGTTGGATGGCATCCGAATACGGGCAATCTGCTGCAAGTTCTGGTGCAACTGAGTGGATTCCCGGACAGCATCCTTCAGTTCCTTGACAGTTTCGGTTAGGATTCCACTTATCCGAGGCATACGCCGTAACTGGTCAAACTCCCGCTCGGCTGCCTGCAGGCCATCCCGTAGAGGTCGAACCATATCTCCAGAGATCCGGATTGCTTCGATAGCCCGGGCTGTATCCTGAAT